GATACCACCGAATCGAACGTGTTGTTGTCCGCCCCATTGAGCTGGGACGGAGCGGGAGGCAGCGCCATGCGCTGGTCCAAACGAAGAATGTAGACCCTTCCTGCCACGTTCAGTGGCGCCGTCGCGTTCATCAGCTTCCATTCGAACGACATAGTCCGCCCAGATGTTGGGAATAGTTGGGAGCCGACCGTTGTGATGGCGCTACCGTTCACGTTCGGTAGATTGAACGTCTCGCATTTGACCGTCGCAGAACCCTGCGTACGTGTAAGCAAAGCCGCGTATGTCGAATTCACACCATTCAAACCAAGGAAATAAAGAAGGTCCTTGTCGGTGGACGTTTTGAACTCGATCCGGGCCTGCTGAGGGTATGCTGTAGCTGTACCAGAAGGCGCAGCCGTTGGCACCGGCCAGCGTGATATCGTCGCAGCACGCGCACGCACTGCTTTCGGTGGTTGAGGACGAGTCTGAGTCCGCGACGCTCTCTTCGCCACGGCTCTCTTGCTCTGAGTCTTGCCCTTGGAAGGTTTGGGCATGCTCCTCTTGAGGTTCCAGCACTTTGTGCTGAATCGCTAGCTCACACGGCTTTCGACGAAGCGAAAGCGTGGTTATCTCCCACAGATGCAACCCGTTATGGCGTTGCTGAGCACAACGAGTTGGAGGCGCCCACTTAGACTCACCGACACGGCGAGCGCCCCTGCAACGAAGGCGTCTCGGGAACAGAGACGCACAACTCCCGAAATTTGTTAGCGGGTGGAACCGCCTTACCACGCTATCTGGGCTCACAATGCTAACTGCTGGTGCGGCCGTAGAATCGGAGTTCCACACCAACAGTACGTATCCCTCGCTAGGGCGCACGGCACACAATGGGCTCAAGCGAACACCGTGTGCAATGCGATTGGTTACATCGTGCCTTCCCCAGAAACGCGTCCATGCCGAGCTGTTGACTCAACTCAGGGGCATAGCATATGGGGTCCACTGAAAGGTCCGGTCAACGAGAAGATCAATTCTGGGGAGCCGTTTAAGGAACTAGTCCTGCTCGAATAGAAATTCCCTGAGACCGGTCCGCCAGCGGACCCGATTTGCGATGCCCTGACACGGACCGCTTTCACGCGGCAGACGTCTCCCGTCCACCCACCGCCCCCTCGGACCGGCTTACTGTCCTCGGCCGCGGCCTTTGCCGCGACCACGACCTGTGCCCTTCTGGCCCTTCGGAGGCACCGCAGCCTCCCCAACCGTCTTCCCCTCCCCCGCCACAGGGAGGGTAGTGGCCCGTTCGTCCTGGGCGTCAGACGTACCCTTCGATCGCTTGGTCTTACGGGATTTATCGTCCGGCCTTGGCTGGGCATCAGGTGCCGGGAACACCTGACGCTCGCTTTCGCTACACCATCTGCCGCTCAAAACCCGGGTGCCGTCCTTGCACATAGCACTCAATTCGTGCGCTGTGCATTTGGGGTTTGGACAGCTCCCCCTGAGTTGTTGGTGGGCACGGTGGCCCCCTCTATGTACGTGGGTGTACTCTGTCCCGCATGGAATGAGTGGGTCTTCCCCATCCCCATCATGTCGCAGCGGGAACGCACAAACGTGTCCGTGGCGCCACCAGGCATCCTCGTCCTTCCATGGACTAGGTAGTTTGCCATTGTGGAGACCAGTGGACACTCCCTCGTAGCACACCTTATCCATCGCCAGGTCTTTGTTGTCGACCTTGACGCGGAGCGCGGCAGGGAACGCGGGTGTCACAGTTGGTACAGCAGAGCTGCTTCCCCGGACGACCTGGGGACCAACTGACGCGTCGGGATGACGTAGCACTTCAGCACGGGGAGGGGTGGGTTTGTTTCCCTTCCCCGTGTCCGTCGGAGGCACGGAAAGCTCCCCCTGGAGCAGATCCAGCATCCCCTCTTTCGCCAATTCTGCAGGCATGTTGATTGCCCGCAGGTACGTCTCTGCGTTGTCGTGGAGCGGGTGATCCGGGTCGAATCCTCGTTCGCGCGCAGCAATGTCCAGAGCCTCCCACATCTCGCCGCGGTGTTTCGCCACGGCATCCTGAGCCTTGCCCCTACGGACCGGCCATTTTGGGTACCCCTGTGCATCTACGTCGACCCAGTCCTCTCCGTTCTCGAAGAGGAGCCATTCATGCATCACGTAGCCGCTCACTTCGGCATTATCCAATTCCGCCCGTACTTCCGCCACTAGCTCGGTGAGAGAGCCGAGGGAGCAGTTCATCTCGGGATCGAGACGCAGCTCATCCTGGCTCACCACCTGCTTGTCCATGCCGCCCTTGATGGCTCTCATCGCGTAGGCATGCCCCGCGTGGAAAATGAACCACCTAACGAACGGCATCTGGCGGCATTCTGCAGCCCGCCTGAGCGTCATTGTCGCGTATTCTGCCTGGATGTTGATTGGCAGAACCGGT